AGACGCCACCTTTTGCTTGAGTCGACTTATCAGCGTTCGGGTCCTCGACGCCAAGAACGCGGACGACTGTTATAGGGCCATTGTTTCTCAAATATGCTTGCGCGGCGTAGCCGGCATATGTGGGTGCCATATGGTTGCCGTCTCTCCAAACGTCGCCGCCGGCGCCTCCGGGGACAGGCTTACCAAAAATTTCTGTTAGTTGGTCAAAAGATTCAACTCTGGTTGGCCTAAAAGCTGGTCCTTGTGTAAATCTACCAACTACTACCGGCCCAATACCTACTGCATCAGCGGGCAATTGTGATTCATCAACTTCTTTAACAAAGACACCCGGAGATACGAATTTATATTTATCAACACCCATTATCGTTTTACTCCTATAAAAGCGTTACATTACGCTAAAATACATTTCTTTAATAAATAGTAGTGGAATTAGGCAAAATCCCTTTATGGTTTATAAAAACCATCCTCGGTCAATTCGGGTGAATCTCCGACTATAACCCTCTCTCTGCCCATTTTTACTTCTACTGCATTTTCTCTTTTTACAATTTTAGGTTGAGCATCATTTTTATCTGCTCCAATTGTATAACCAAGAACTCTTATAGAAATATTAGTTTGATAGCTTCGAAGCTCATCTTGAAGATTTGAGACATTGTTCTCTATACTATATACTGGATCTACAAATGCTTCAAAAGTGTGGCCATCCTTCTTTAAAAGAAAGTAATTATCAGCGCCGGGTTGATTAATAAATGGCAAAAGCATTTCATTCATCTGCTGCTGATACTCGCTTTGAATCATGATATTGTAAGAAATTTCAAGATACATTGGTACAGGCACAGTTATTGTTTCATATACTACTTTTTTATTTTTTCGTTTTCTATTTCTATCTTGAGTTGTTGTAAAGCCTCTTTTTCTAAATGCATCTGCTGTAGCAAAATTAGAGGTTTTTTCTTGATTAATTCTTCTTGCAATTGTTACGGCGCCGCCTTTTTCGTCTTTTATATTTTGAATTAAAGAAAAAATAGAAGATCTTTTTGATGGATTTTTTTCTACTTCGCCTCGCTCTAAAGTGATTGCTGGTAAAATAACAACGCCGTTATCATCGTATAATAATCTTTTCTTCCTGTAGCTTGAGCGCTCTCCAGAAACCCAAAGCACTGGAACTTTTTTCCAGCCTTTATTTGTTGTTGAGAAAATATTTAAATTCTCATCTACCCATTCAAACAAAGATCGATCAATAGTTTCAAGTGTAGAGGGCATAAAAATTTCTTCTTGAACATTTTCAGGATTATCGACTTTGGTAAAATTATATTTCTTGTCTCTGTAATTAGCTGGCATCGAACAGGCCCTCTCTTGTTCTTAGGCATCTAGCAGAAATTTCTATTCTGTGGTCAACTTGGCCAAATAATTGCTTTGTCTCATCTAGTGAAACAATTTCATAATGAAAATCTCCGTACAAAACAAAGTCGCCTTCTCTAACAAAGAGATCTTGGTCTTCGGTTAGTCTTCTTTTATGAAAATGAACCGTTATTTCAGATGTTTTATCGATACCGTATCTATTTGTCTGTGTTTTAAAGCCACCCCACTCCACCAAAGCGTATACTCTGACTGGTGGTAAAAATGTTTTTTCGATTGCTTCATTATAGAGAGAGTGAAAGTTTGTATTTTTAACATCAATCGGATAATAAACAACCTGTTGACCGATAACTCTCTCAATAAGCTCATCATTGACTTGTTTAACTAAGTCTCTTTCTTTTTGACCAGCAAATAGAGGTGGCGGTGGTGCTGCTGGTTGAGACCACTTTTTATCTTTCGACATTTTCTATCCCCCTATCCAACAAATATACCAGCGGGAACGTTTTTTGTCGTCTCAGTTACAGCATTAGCAATATCTGATTCCATAGCAGCTAGTTTGCTGTAGGTTAACTCATCAAGAACTGTCTTCAACTCTTCTCTTAGTTTCTCTTGCTCTTCTTTTGCTTGAGATAATAGATCAGTAGCGTTAAGAGAAACATTATCGCCTGGAATTGGAATAGAGTTCCCAAACTTTCCTCTCACTTGCCCTAACATCTCTTTGGCTAAAGCAAGAGCAAATCTTCTAATCCATTGTTTGCCGATACTATTAATATTTTCAAAAGGAATATTTCCAAATGGAATAGTGTTTAGATTGTTGACGCCGTCGACGCCCACAGTTCTATCTGACTCTTCGTCCCAGGGATCTTCCTGAATTGTGAAGTTCACCCAAAACTTTTTTGGGGAGCCAGAAGTATGTTGAGGAAAGATTCTTAATCTATTATTCTTAATCTCAAAAGAATAATGCGAGTTTCTTGTATAAATTGCATCTTCATAAGCCATTGCTTGAGCTTTGTTCTGCCATGGCGGAATTACTTCGAACGTAGAATCATCAGCATACATACCATAGGTCGACAAGTTGCCTACTGTATTAATACCGCCATAATAGCCATAGAATCTCCACATAGCATGTGGTGTCTTATAAAAGACTTTTTTAATCGTAACTTTCTTATTATTGAAGTTAATGCTTGAAAAATCTGCGCTTGAAGTTATTAAAGACTGAAGGTCATAATCTTGATCATTGTCAGTAGTGTTTGTATCAAACGACGCTGAGTATATTCTCGTATTGCCTCCAATATCTAGTTCTTGGGAAGTTCTCTCACCTACTCTTTTCGTAAAAGCATAATCAAACTTGGGGTACTTAAGTCCAACATGTGTACCATCTAGGCTAGACGATAAATCACCGGACTTTAATTCACCATGGTGATCAAATGTGCCGGTCGTAGCACCTAGAGTGCTGTTTAAAATGTTTTTACCTTGATGTATATTAACAATATAAGAATACTCTAATACAGAAGCCTCGTAAGCTGTGTATACGTTCCCCGCTGTTAATTCAATATCTAGAACATCGCCGCCAAGCATCTTATACGTAAAAGATATTTGATCCATAGCCCCGGACACAAAATTAACATCATAAAAATCGCCGTCGGGATCAGCATAAATGCCGAAAGCATAGTTTGTTGTATCTTGAGCTTCTGAAAAAGTACCGGTGGATGGCAGAATTACTGCGCTTATTTCACTTGATGGTGTTAAGGTGGGTAGTGCCATTCATTTGGTCTCCTCTTTCAATAATTAGTTATTAAAAAGAGAAAACCCCTCGCCATTGCTGACGAAGGGTCTTCTTTTTTCGCTAATTGTTATTTATTAACCAGTTAGGTTAGAACAAACTACAACACCGTACATATCGGGTCGTACCATCTTCTTAGCGTAGCGGGTCATAACACCCTTACGTGGTACGAAGTCTTCCGTACCGAAAATGGTAGGAGTGACCTGTAGTGGCACGTAAGGAGCGTACACGTAGCCGCTCTCTAGGAAGCTGTTACCCTTACGTCCTACGAGAACTGTTGATCTCGGGAAGTAGGGGTCAACATAGACATCCCATTTCTTGCTAAGATTACCGACCTTTACAGTTCCGACGGTGCCGCGATCAGCGTCAGCAGTGACATTGGCGCGGAAGCCGGCAGTGAACTCAAGGATGTTGGCAACTTCGGGGCCGCAGACAACAAAGTTGGCTCCGCCGCGAAGAGTCTTACGGTGAATCTGTGCAGATACATCGTTGATGGTCTCAACAAGGGTCTCGTACCACTCGGATACGTTACCAGTGAAGGCACCTTCCGTTTGTACTGCGTTTGTCCTGTTGAGGAAGTTACCCGGTGTGCGGGACCAGTAGTAAGTACCAGCCTTTGCACCCTTAACGAGGTCTTCAAGGATCTCACGATCAATCTCAAGAGCAATTTGCTCGGAGAGAATGCTTGTAAGCTCTACCTCTGCATCCAAGTTGTGGTATGCGTTGAGGTCTTGACCAAGCTCTGGGGACCACTTAGCCTTGAGCTTCTTGGTGTTAGCTGTCACGGAGACAGAGTCCACCTTGATATCAATCTCTGGGATTGTCTCCTCGTTCTCAAGACCCCACGGTGTAGCTGCAACAACAGCACCTACGGCATTACCCGCGCCGGCAGCCGCAGTTCCAGCGAAGTTATCAGTTCTCTGATATACACAAGTAGTACTTGTTCCACCCTGGTTTAGATCGTGCTGCGCGTTACGGTTAGCCACAGATGCGCTATCAGACGCGAAAACGAAATAAGCTGTTGTACCACCGGATAGCTGAGTCAAGCGACGAACTGGCGTGAACTCTACATTATCAGTTGCGTTAACAAGAGATGCGGAGATCGAAATCAGATTATCACCGGAAAGACCGGTCAAGCCACTAACGTCGCCTGTGTAGATAATTACGTGGGTTGAGCCAGAAGTTAAATCGGGGTCAAACTTGCAAATACGATCGATCTCTGCGCGGGTAAGAACTCCCTCTGAACCGGCAGAGCCAGTGCCGCCGAATATGTCCTGCTCGATTGCTGTAAGTGTAATAGCAGTAGAGCCGGTGTGGGAAGCGTAGCCGTTGTTCAATGCATATAGACCCTCTTCTGCACTGGCGTCAAGATCGACACCACCAGTCAACTGCTGACCTACAACATTACCACCGTAAAGTGATTCGGCTGCGGTTGCGCCGGCACTAGTTTTAGTGCTGGTGAACTGGAAGTCCAGGAAGAAGATAAGACCAGAGGGAAGGCTCATGGGTTGAACCGACACTAGGTCGTTTGCAATAAGTCCGCCGAATACACGACGTACAATTGGGAAGGCGACAGAAGCGAAGCCTTCGACATCACCAGCACTCATGGTACTGGCCTCTTTTAGTAGTTGGGAAGCCTGATTTTCAAGCAATCGAGCCATTCCGTTTTTAGCATTATCGTCGTTTAGGCCCTCTAGAAGTCCGGTGCGCTCCCACTTCTCTAGTAGAGCGCTGCCTTCGTTCTGTAGGCTTCTTTCGACAATGCCTTCTGTTAATTTGTCAAGCACAGACATTGTAATATCCTCCATTAAATTTTGTTATTAAGTCCTGCTAAAGTTTTCCAACGACCTAACGTTGAATCCTTTTTATCCTGTACTTTCTCATTGCGAGTAAGTATCATTGTTGAGGAAACTTTATTAACTGCTTCGCTCAGCGATTCGACCGACTTCTTATTATCTCTAGAAGTACGCACTGTGCTTTGAAGAGTATCATATATAATTTTTGCTTCTTCAACGGTTTCGGCTGTTGATAACGCTTCGGCAATTTTCTCTTTTTGCCGCTCATTCAGGGAGGGATCCATCAATGCCTTGTTTTTAAATAATAATTTTGCATTCACAAGATTGGTTTCATTAAGTTTATTCTTAAGAAATTCTACCGCTTCTTGTAGATCTACAATGTTTTTATTTGAATTATTTAAATCTTTTTGTAAATTTTGTAAATTGTTCTTTGACTCTTCGAGTTCTTCAAGAGTTTTATTTAACTCTTCAAGCTCTTCTTTTACTTCACTGTCTTGAGCCAAAGCTAGTAATTGATCTTCTATTTCTTCAAGATGAGAGTTGGGTATACCATTATTGCCCCATCCGGATGGTGTGGGATTAATATCAACAGTTAATTCTTCAACTAACTCTTCCAACTCTTCTAAATTGAAATCGACGTCTTCCGCGATTGGTACCTCCGGCGCTGTGGCCAGGACCTCGTCGGCTGCAGCTTCATGTGTTTGTGTAGCTGTTTCAGGCATTTGT